TATCTGGGAGGCTTTAATTTCAAGCCATTTCTCAAAATTACTGTATCGATACTATAAACCTCATCATGGTATCGATCAAAAAATTCACGACCAACGCCAGGCCGACGAGACATATTAGTAAACTCAGGCGATTTATTACCATAATGATCTTGGGCACTTTCACCTGTCACTTTCTTTATGACATACCGAGCAACATAGGCAGCACTTTCGAAAGTAACATCTCCAATAGTTGAATAGCCATATGGCCAAAGTTTTCGAAGTTCTTCAGACCTGTACAACACAATATTATCTCTGATAGACCATATTTCTTTATCAGAAAAATCATGGTTAAACAAGCAAGAATGGTAGTGAGGACGTTCACCCTTTTCTCCGTACTCACCACACGCGAAGAACCGTATTTTCGAGCCATATTTTTTTCTTAGCCGTTTCATGAATAGTTGAAGATGCTTTTTAACGAGCGAGCCATTTTCAGGTAAATGCTCATCGTCATACGTTAATGTTATGAAACAGTTTTTTTCGTGGGATTTTGCTTCCTCGACACATCTCATTGCCCACTGTCTTGAGCGTTCGAGCCTACAACCTATACATTGCCCACAAGGCACAAGAATTTCGGTGTTTGGTATGCCGTACGCCTCGTGGAATACTAAACGGAGCCGGCCATTTGGCCGGTCTCCGTCCTTACTCCGCCACGCCTGCAGAGGGTTAAAGCAGGTCACAGACGGATTCCCCCGCGCATCGGCATAGGACTAAAATTCCTTGCCTTAATATGCGTACCGGACCGAAAATTTTTCCGGTTCTGTCCTTTAGACATTTTATACCTTTTTGCCATGGTTCACCTCCTTCCGGCATTTTTAATTGTTTATTTCATAATTCTTGTATATTTCCACACCTTTTCCCGGTTTTACTCTTTGATATGTTTCAGCCGCATCTTTAGTACGACCGAAAATATAATCGATCCAACCTGTCCATTTTTTCGCTTTTCCTCTGTAAGGTACAGCTTTACCTTCCTTTATATCCCTTTCAGCCTGTTCCTTACCTTTTGTTATCGGTAACAATTCCTTTATCTGATTTGTTTCCGCCCTATACTTAGAAGCTTGAGCCGCTGAAGTAATCAAATTCTGTTTCGCAACTTCTACCTGTTTCTGAATTAACAGAATTTGTTGTTGTGGCAATTTTGCTTCCTCGGCAAGTTTTAACTGCTGCGCAGAAGACAATAACATGTCATAATATGTTTTCTGCATTCCATACCATACCGCCTCGGTTTCAGCTTCCTTTTTAAGTGTATCCATTCCCTGATTAGCTATCCGTGAATTCGACTCATCGATATTCTGTTTGTTTAATGCTGCTGAAAGAATATTCTGTGTCAAACCCTTCGCAGGATTTTCAGGAGTGAACATAGAATCAGATGGTTGAGAGGCGCCCGATCCGCCGGCACTTAATATCGGATTAAGACCGGCTTTCCTTAAATCGGCTACCTCTCTTTGATGAGCAGTATTCGACATACGCTCTTGAAATTTCATCTGGTCTCGAGACGACTTATACGCGAGAGCAGAAGAAGCAATACTCCCCGTTGCTTCTGCTCCCGCACCGGCCAAAGTGGCCGCCATTAATGGCCCCATTTTTTACCTCCGTTTAGAAGTGATCAACAAGACCGGGAACACTGTAAACCGGCATAGCTCTGGCACATTTCATATCGAAATAAACGTCCAGTAAAAACTCAGGTTCAGTCGGAACAGCAACTACACGGGCTATGGGTGGATCTTCCTGAATAAACGTCTCATTCAATTCAGGAAGTGTAGAACCAAAATCCTGTGATAAATGCCATACATCCAAAGAGGTTGGATCGGTTGAACGGAATTTTCCGGTAATCTGTGAAGGATAATACCTATATTCGGCATATCTTTCCTGATAACCCCAGACATCCTCATCATCCTCAGTAAACTGCGCGAAAATCTCTTTATTTAATATTTCCTGCTCTCCGAGATGTGCCAATGCGGGCCAGTAGTGATCGACCTTTGTTAACCTTGAAAACATCCGCGGTATACCCCGCTAATATGTAATGTCTGCCCGTACATTGCAAATTCCCATGATTATACCATGTTCCGTAAATGACTTCACGAATCCCGATGAATTATCGGCCGCCATACCATAAGCGGCAAGATTACCCTGCGGAGAACCGGAAACCGTTGAAGACGTTTGTTGAACCGGATTAATGTTAATTCTTGTCGAATGAGAACCAAGAAATTCACTTCTTTGCAAACGGAAATCGGGACTTACGCAATTAAAATGACTTCTTATAATTTCCACGTAACGAGACCCTGCTCTTGCGTCTCTTTCATAGAGCCGTTGAAGCTGAAATGCTTGACGAATGGCATTTATTGTAGAAGCTGTAGCTGATTCAAGATCAGCATATAACCCCGCATCTTTTGTTGCGAAACCTTCTTGTGGACTTGCAACACCGAATACTTTAAATGAACCCGAAGGCCTTGAATTACCATTCACAAAAGCCCCTTTTGCGTCATTCGAACTTCCTGAAGCCAAATCTGCGAAAGGTTCAGGAGCCGTAGAATCATCATTCAATCCCATATAAAAATCATTTGTACCATCCGATAAACGAAGACCGTTTGAGGAACCCCACACCGGCGCCGTGCTTCCTAAAGGAAGAAGAACATCGGGACCCTTCTGTGGCCATGGAAGAGCACTTGTGAAATAATCATGCCTTTTGCATCTTCTCAAAAGAGCATAATCCGTACAATCATCCGGCCCATCATCCGTATATTGTGGCGCTTGACTTATGAAATTTTGATCGCGAAACCAATCATTAAAAATTCGATGATACCCGCGATGCCACCATGCCGCTACTGTATACTCTTCCTCAGCACCTGTCGGTAACGGTAAACCGAAATAATCGGTAAGAGACCCATATGTTTGCGAGCTGTTTATTGTTATTTGTGGAACCTGAAAATCCGTGCTATCGTCCGGATTATCTTGTTCACCCATGAACCTCTGAAAGTTAGTCCACAGTAACCTCAAAGGAACGAAGAAATAAAACACGTCCAAAAATAAGTTATCCATGAACGGTTTAAGTGGTGTTGCCAGACGAGCAAAAAGGCTCGTTCTTAGATTGAACGTATCACCCGGTAGAACCTCATCACATAGAATCGGTACAAGATAGCCACTATCGAAAGTGGTTTTATACCCGTGCGATCGATCGAAAGTTGAGCGGGGAATATCCGCTCTCGGGACCTGACTGAACGAATGTTGCATAACTGACTTCATGATTTTTCCTTTGATTAAGTTTAAGAAAGTTAAAGAAATTTAGACACTTTTTATTCAAAAAGGTGTCACTCACACCAGTTACATCAAGTAGTAGCTGGTGTGACCGCCGGCACTGCCGGCTTTTCCTCGGTCTTTTCCTCGGGCATCGGCACAAGGCCGAGCGCTATCGCTTCATTGATATTGTTTTCATCTTCGATGAACTCAAGAAGATTCTGTGCAGAATTGCCAAATCTTGCGCGTAGCTTCGAAGGAAGGGCCATAAAGGCCTCTTGAGCCCTTGCTACAGTATTTTGCATCCCTTCGAAGTCAATACCCGTGAAATCACCAAAAAAGCCTCTATTTTGAGGAGCGGGAAGACCACGAACACGAGCTTTTTCAACGATGGAATTGATATTCACATCGGTTTTGAACCTTTTCTGAACTATGCTCTTTCCAGAGCACTCTTTGATAACTCTCATTGTAAACTCCTGATTTAAAAGGTTTTAGGAAACGTCCTACTCCAAGGCCTACAGCAAGTTCTCTGCCTTATTGATCAGAGAGATCAGCCGACATTATGAACAGTTTCCTTTTCAATAGACTTTGTTTCGTCCGAAACGGACGGGCGCAACAGAGAAGAAGACTTGAGTATGTTCATTTGAATGGAGGCGCATGATATAATAAATTTAGGTGCTTCCTTCTGAATGAACTGTCCAGTCACTTCGTTGTATTCGCCTATATTGTACAATTCAAAGTCGTTTGGAAACTGGGTCATTAAACCCTCATGGTTTTGCATAGCGGCAGTTACTGATCTTATTGCAGATATTTCATTGTCCGCATAGAACGGA